GCTCACCACCTAATCCAAAATGTGTTACCACATTATTATAATTAACGCTATATTTAAAGCTGCCCTTTAAATTATTTCCATGTAATTCTAAAACATTAAATCTTTCAAGTAACATTTTAAACTCAGGAGATGTAAAAGAAATATATGGTAAAATAATATCTTTTATCTTTAGTATATCTCTATGAGTTCTCATTTGCTTGAGCTCTCTTTTAGGAATATTAAGATTTTTAGATAAATAATATCCAAATATTTCTTTGCTTATTCTTGGTTCAGATGCACTGAACATATTAATATCATATGTTTGAGTCAGTTCTTTTCTAAGAGCAACTTGTGATTTGGATCTATTATATATTTCTTTCGTTGATTGTACATCATTTATGCAATACTCTAATATAGTATCAATTTCTTCTTTAGTATTTATAAGTGTTTCATGATGAATAGGCATATCAAGTATGTTTTGCCAATCCATACTATATTGTATCCACTTAAGACTAGAGCGTTTAGCGGGGTTATCCCAGTGATGCATTTTATATAAATCTATTTGACCTATTTGCATTTTCCATTGAGGATAATCACTAAATTCTTTTCTATTGCTTTTTTCTATTGTAAGCTGGGCATACTTATATATTTTATTTGCTATTTGACAGCCGCTTAAATTTGACCAATTCAAGTATTTATCTAAAATATAATGTGTTACCTGAGCATCAAAAGCAAGACCATTATAAGATATATGCCATTCTTTATTTGTACAGTTTTCTTTTAGGAAATCTATAAATTCATTAAAATCATTTTGCAGGTCATGAACAACAAAGATTTTAATTTCTTTGGTTTTATAATGTTCAAATACTCCTGTAAAACAATTGTTTAATGTTTCATAATCCATTACCCAATGTTTTTTTTCCATATTATTATTTTTATATGACAGTTTATATTTTTAATATAAAAAAAAGCCCAAATTAATGAGCTTTTTTCGTTTGCTAAATCAAAAAATTATATGCGGTTGGATAACCCCATAGTGTCCGTGACTAATTTATTGACCTGGCATAATAATATTGGAAACTTTAGTTTCTTTTACATCTGTAAAAAATGATTCAAAGTCAAAAGATCCCGCATTAATAGCAAAAAGATTAATAAAATCTCTAATATCTTTTTTATCTGTTAAATAAAATTCAGAGAAAGTATCCATAGACACCCTTTGTTCTTTAACTGTTTTGCCAGTTTGTTGATTGGGTGATTTTAATCTTTGAGGTTCACCGTTATCATCTAACCTTGGAACCATGTGAAAAGATTGTTTTAGTACTTTACTGATAACTGCTAAAATACCCGATGAAGGGTCAAACATAGCTTCTGTATATGGTGTGCTTTGAGTTACAGGAATCATAGTAAATGATTTTGCATTTCTAAAGCTTGATGATACTAACATCATATTTTGACCAATTGGTTGTGTCATGTTTATTTTTGTTTGTCCAAAGGTATGGATAATTTTTCCAATAAATTATACATTAATTCATTTTTATTAATTAATGTTTCTTTATCTAAGTCTGGGGGAGTACATAATTCATATACTTTTTCTATAACAGCTATATTAATATTTAAAAACTTTGCATACTGATCATGATAACCATCGGGAGATAAAAAAGCATTGATATATTCAGAAATATCATCTTTAGTTTTAAAAAACTCTATAATTATTAATTTAGAGTTAAAACTAAATTGAGAGTATTTTCCCTTAACAAATCTATCAACATCACTTTTATAGCTAATAAAATCAAAAATAAATAAATGCTTGTTATTACCCAAATCTATATATTCATCAAATTTTTCATGACTTTTTAAGTATTTATCACAAAATTTATTGAATGAAAAAGACATTTTTACATTGTATTCACATAAAAATCTGTAGTCTTCAATAAGGTGCACATGCTCCCAACAAACATAAGTTTGTTTAGGAACATATGGCAAACCTTTCTTTAACTTTAATAAAGGATAAAGAAAAACCTTACTTTTTTGAAAATATTCTGTGTATACAGCCTCCATATTATAAAATAACCTTTCCTGTCAGGAAGTCATAAGGTAATGAGTAATTTCTTTGTTTATAATGGTATTCTGCAGCTTTAATTACATCTTCTAAAGCTAATGCCCAATTATTCATTGTTTTTTGACTCACATCAAATGAATAGACCTGATTATATTTATCTACCACTACAAACTTAAATAAAATTTGATAGGAATCAACATCTTTAATTTCTTTTGATAAACTTTCATATACAAGTTTGCAATAAATGGCTGCTTGCAACCAATAATTATAAAACTTGATAGTTTCAGGAAAATCTGAAAGAGTTTTAGATGTTGTTTTAAGATCACAAATAGTTATAACCTTATCGGTATGATTAACCTTGTAGTAATCTATATAACCATGTAACCCAAAAGGCATATTACTTAGGGGTGAAGTTAAAAACTTTTCTGCATAAGTCTCTATAGGATCTAATTCAAAATCAGTTTGAACTTCTTCAAATATAGTCATAACATCACTGTTACTTTTAATATTCTCAGCTTGATCTTGACATCTCAATAAAGTATCTTGATCAACAACATCAACATTAGAGTTGCTTAAAAACTTCCAATAAGGTTCGTTATCTTCAGTTCTTACTTTAGCAATTCTTGACTCATCAGCCTTGAGAGATTGAAATAAGTTTAGATTCTTAAGTGAGTCTAAAATTATAAAGTCTTCGCAATTTGCTAATGTTTCTGAATCAGTATTAAAAGACATATCCTTTAATACTTTTCTAATGTTATCAGTTGGTGCTTTACCAGGTACAATATTAAATTTATCATTTAATTTTTCAGGCTCAAACACTAAACAGTGTACTAACTTACCTTCTACTAAATGCTTATCAGTTCTAACTTCTCTATCTCTTAATATATAATCTTTATAAAATAAAGATGGGGAAAATAATAATTTGTTTAATGAAGAATAACTAAACTTGAAGTCAGTTTTTGCATAAAAAAGTTCTTCTTTTTCTAAATTTTTAATCATTTAATAAAATTTTTTTTTGGACTTCATCTTTAACTTTTAAATTTTCTAAATCTACAGTGAATATACCTGCGCTTGGACCTACCAGCATATTTAATAATGTTTTATGTAATAGGGTTCTTGTTTGGTCTACTGCATATTGAGTAAGCTTGTTATCTTTAATAAGTAATTTAAGATAGCGTTCAAAATTTTCTATACCATGTGTATGATGCGGTCCCTCATAAGCAGACATTCTTTTCTTAAAAGTTTTAACATTTATGGTATTCCAATTATTAGTTTCTTTTAAAGAACCATAATGCCAATAATAAAGACTAGACACTACATCAAATGATTTATCAATATTACAATTTGCTAACATTTCTAGTGCTAATGATCTATTGTCAATATCATCACTAGAGATCATTGCTTTAATACTATCATGTTCAGTAATATCTAAAACAGCTAAATCTCCATCAATAATATCAGATATTTCATTATCTAAAACCAAATGATTATTTGCAGATGTCAATTCACCATAAGCGTTTACATTTTCTTTTAATACAATTAAATCTCTAGTGAAATTTTTAAACTCATTACTATCTATAAAGTCATTTGTTTTTTTATACATATCTGCTATTGCAGCTGATGTTTTTGTACTTAAATAACCTTTCTGATTTTTTTTACCTGCTGGAATTCTTCTGCCATGTACTATTTGACCATGCGTAGCAAATGGATATTGTAAATTAAGCATTACTCTATCACCCGATATAATATCTACTAATGATTTTACTTTTTCTAAAGCTTCTTTATTTAAATAACCTGATTCTTTTATAAACTTTAGTATTTTAAATGCATCTGGAAAAGATATAGTAGTGCTCCAACTTGATTTAATAAGACTTTCCACATAACTTACAGATATAATTTGTATATCTGATTTATTTATATCTCTTGTAATTTTACAATTAAATTTATCTTTTATTAAATCTACTTTTTGTCTAGGTAAATTTAGTTTGGGATATCTATATAGTAATTTATCTTGTATTACTATAGCTTTTTTTGCAGGCGGCAAATAACCTTGTAGCCCTAATGCATCAAAACTTTTATTTTGAATACCCCAGTCAGAAGTACTAGATATATATCTATCACCTGTATTTATATATTCAAAAGCACTGGGCTCTAATAGATTTTTTTTATTTAATTTTTCAAAATCTATATTTATGGTATGTATGACTTTCATGATTTTAATTTTTTAAATATTTTAAATATTCTTTTTTAACTGTAACTGTAAAAACATATAAATCTCTGTTATAGATTTCCACCTCTTTTCTTACAATAGGTTCTAAATACCTAAAATATATTTTATCTAATTTATTATTCTTTTCTAACCATTGTATCATTTTTTCAGCATTAAAGTTAGAAAATCTATAGAAATTAGATTTCTTAAGCCAATATTGCACATCTTTATCTCTATTGAAATTATATGTTAAAGCACTGGCATTTTGCGCTAATGTCCAAAGCAAATGATATTCTTTATTATAATCAATAGTGGGAATAATTTTAGCAGCTAAGGCTTGATCATCAGTGTTATATGAAGAAATTTGACGTATTAAATCATTAACTAATTCTTCAGTTAATACATTTTTATTAGCTGATGAATGTAAAATAGTTTCAGGATCTACTACAGATACTTCTTTTAATTCTATCTTGTATGCTAAGTTTATAGCCATTCCTGTTATTACCCAGTTATCATATAAACTATCAGATATATGAAAATGACCATATCTAATTTCGTCTGTTATTTTTTCATGTATAATTATAGGAAGTGTAGAATTATGAATTAAAGATGCAAATGCCTGAGCTGTTGTACCAAACCCAGAGCTACTAGATACATCTGTTGCTGCTTCATAATTCCAAAGTTTCATCATTAAATAAGTAGACTGAATACTTTGACTATTCTGATAATTAGTATTTATTTCAGAATGACCAACTATTAAATCAGCTTGTGAGTAATCATTAGTTACTTTAATTCCATGTTCTTTTAATGATGCTTTTATTCTATCTTGTGATACAGAGCATCTAGGTAAAATAAATGCTTTTTTTTTATTTATAAATGTTTCAGCCGTTTCAGTGGGTGTAGAAAGCAGACTATAAACTTTTTCATAGGTGGTCACATCCTGTGTTACTAATACTTCTTCAACCATTTGGTTAACAAGAAGCCCCATTCTAGGGCTTCCTGCTAATCCAAAATAGTCAAGTGCATCAGAATTGTATTTTTGATGTACTGATTTATTTGCCATTTTATTTCATTGTCATTGTTATAATGGTTGGGTCCATCATAAGTTTGTTAAACTTCTTTTTATTTCCATTAAAAAGAGTACGAATAATTAAATACTTTAAATCATTAGTAAAATAATCTTTAGTTACTAAAGCTTTAATTCTATCACTAATTTTTTGAGTAATTGTATTCTCTTTAGAATACATTATTGAATAGTTAGCTAAACGAGTAGATAGTGTTGAAGCAATATCAGCACGATAATTATCATCTTGTCCAATGCAGCTTCTTAACTCACCAAGAATATATGACTCACTATCATGTGTCAACAAATCTTTAGGTGTAACTAATTTATCAAGCTTATTATTGATAAATGTTGTAAACATAGATGCAAATTCATCTCCCACAGATCCTTCACCAATCATTTGAATTAAAGATAAATTATCTTCAAAATTTTCAAAACTAGATATGGCATTAAAAAATGTAGTAATAGATCTTGCATTTGTTTCTTGCGTCACTAATTCTGGATGAAGTAATAAGAAGTTGATACATCTAGTATCTATTCCTGCTTCTTCTGCCCATTGTGCCCATACATTAATGTCAAACTTTAAATTAGCAGTTACATATCTGGTTTTCTGTGCACTATCAACACTGTTAACCATATAGTCACCATTGTCTGGGTTAGCTGTTAGTATAATATGCCAATCTTTTGGAAGAGTCCAAGAGATATAAGTTTGTCTATCTATTAATTCCATGACTGCTTGAATAAACCTTGTATCTGCACGGTTCCAGTCATCTAATAATAAAATCCCACCTTCTTTTTTATCAGAAATCCATTCTGGTGGACAATAAGACATCCTGTTCTTACCTGACATTTTATATCCATTTTTTAGATATTCTTGTACGGCAAGTTCATCAACCCACAACCCAACTTTTCTAGTTATTGGTGCTTTTAATTGTGCTAAATCTGATGAGGCAGCTGCCCTTTGTGCTGCTGTATAGGATATGTCATTTGTTTTTTGAGAAACTATTGTTTCTTTATACATTTGAAACTGACGAACAGGAAAACCAACTAAATCTCCTAGCTCTTCAATTTGAGCAAGATTTACTTTTACAAAATTTAAATTATTTTCTTCAGCCATTTCAACAATGGTTGATGTTTTACCAATGCCTGATTCACCAACTACTTCTACTGAAACAGAATTTTTTCCTTCTTTTTGTAAGAATCTATTATTTGTGATAATATGATTTATAAAACCTTTTAATTCTGTTACGTTTAAATTTACTTGTGCCATTTTTTATTAGTTTAATTTTATTACTAGTCCTGGTAACTCATCATTCATATCAGATATACTGCTAAGAACCCATAGGGTGTTCTTTGGACAATCTTCTGGGGGATATGCTTCACCATCTGTTAAATATATAAGTGCCGTATATGACCCTTTATTTTCATTATAGTGGTCTATTACAGGTTGGAATGAAGTTCCACCTCTACCATGTATTTCCCAATCTTTTTTCGGATTGAATTCTTTTATACTACCCAAACGTGTATCACATTGTGCTACTGTAATTTTATGACCTGTTTTATGCATATGAGCTAATTCATTAAAGAATTCTTTTAACTCTTCTGTATTTACAGATCCGCTTGTGTCAACACCAACAAGAATGTGGTTTTTAAATTTAAGCTTAAGACCTGGGCTTTCTGAATAACGTTTGTTGTATTTCCGTCTTAATTTTTTAGTATATACAATACTAGAATTACCAACAAATCTTCTCAGATAACCTTTCCAATCAAACTTTGCAGGTTCAATATGTAAAAGTCTATCAATTAATTCAGATAGTTCACCTGGTATATGCCCTTGTTTTTTAAGAGTTTGTTCAGTAGCTTCTTTAAGTTGATGATTAATTTGTTTTTCCACTAACTTTTTATCAGCTTCAGATAATTCATCAAACTCTTCCCAAGTAGAATGACAATAAGTTGATTGTCCATCCATTTGATTCATTAAATTATCTAAAGAAGGGGAAGTACCATCCTTTTGAGCCTTTTCTAAAAGATTGTAATAAACTTTAGTACCTGCTTTGTGAGGTAAGTTTAATTCTGGAAAACTACTTAGTAATAACCCCCCTTCTGGAAGTTTAGATTTAGAAATATATTGATTAATCTCTAAATCTGCAGCTATATTAAATAACTTATGATCCGAATAGAGATCTCTCATTATTAAATGTCCAAAAGCTATATGTAAAAGCTCATGTTTAATTAATCCCAATCTGTGGTCATCAGATAAATCTATGTAAAATTCTGGATTAATAGTTAACTGCATACCAATTCCCAATTTACTAACACCCGCAGTAGATATTCTATTGCTAAATTGTTTATTAATACCAATTAAAAAGAGCCCGTAAAAGGGCTCATCTAAAATTAATATTTTAGTTGTTTTTGCAACTAAATCTTGTATGTTCTTCATTGTTTTATGTTGTCATTATTTTTAATAATATTTTTTTATATATCATATTACCACCTTTAAATTTAATTAGATCACGGATGCTTTTATAAGTTAATTCTAAAGGCTGAAAATTTTTATCTATAGTTTTTAAAAATCTCCTTCTATTCTCCCAGTGAAGCGATTTAGTGAATAAAATATTTAATATATCTTGATCTTTATAATTTAAATTAATATAGTTATTATATCCAATTTCAAAATCATCACTTAAACCATTCATTAAAGATCTAAGACTGAAAAATTCTTTAACTGTTATTTGCTTCATCAGGTAATATTTCTATATAAACACCTGGGTTTTTTTTATCATAAGTATATTGAATAAACACCGGTAAAATAAATTCTGCATTATCATCTTCAATCCATCCTCCTTTGACCATATCATCCTGTACTGTTTGTGCAGGATTTATATAATCAAATTTATGACGTGTGCCACGAACAAATGTAAAAGATATTCTTGCGGGTAATTTATGTTTAGCTAGTTCTGCTTTAAATTCATCTGCATATTTTGCATAATAATCTTTGGCTACTTTTCTATAATTTACTACAGTTTTGCTTGCAATAAAATATTTACCCGTCCATCTTCTTCCGTTTTTACTACTGGGGACTGACCCTGGTATAAACCATTTTTTATTTTCCATATTATTGTTTTAATGCCAATTTTAATAAAGGTTTTAAATGAGCATGAACTTTTTCAAAACCATGTTCTTTCATAGCATCTGATATATCCTTACTTATAGTTAATACAAAACCATTGACTTTATATGCATTTGCATATTTATCAACAGCATTAATTCCCGCTTCATCATTATCAAAAAGAGTAATTACTTTCTTGTACTTTTTTTTTAAATATTCAATAATGTGCGGCTTAATCATGGTATTCTCACTATCTGGTGCTATAACTTCTATGTTATAACCCATACCTTTTAAACATAATGCATCTTTCAATGAAGAGCATATTACTAAGTACGGCTGATTGAATTGTAATTGATCAAATCCTTGTAGATGAGATTTTACTTTATGAAATTTATGTTTGCTTTTAGGCTGGTAGATTTTATATACATCACCATCCTTATTAAAGTACCCATAAATTTGCTGCCCCTCTATTTTTAAAGACTTAATTTGATCATTACTTTCTTTAACTAGATTGTAATATCCTATAGGCTTAACATTATACTCATTTAATAATGACATGCCAATTCTATATGCTAGCCAATATTCACTATCTTTTTTATTCCATGATCTTAAATTAATAAAATCAACTTTCCACTTTTCTTCAGGTTTAAATACTATTTGTTTAAACTCTTTGTCTTTAACATATAAATTATAATCATCTAAAATTTTTATAATAGATAATGAATAATCTATATTAAACATAAGCATAACTAAATCAATTTTACTACCGCTTTTACCAGTTGAAAAATCTTTAAACTTATATTGATTTATGTTTTTGTCTACATAAATACAAAAGCTTGGCGTTTTCTCATTAGGATTAAAAATTGATAAAATTTTTATATCCTGACCTGTTAAGGGTTCTGATAAGTTTAAATAATATTGAAAAACCCAATAGCTAGGAATATCTGTTATTTCTAAAACTAAATTTTTAGTGTTGAACATATTAATTAAGTTAAAAAAAAAAGGGGGAGCACTACACTCCCCCTCAATTTTATACAATCAGATTATAAATCAAAATCATTACCAGATGCTTTAGCTGGCTCAAATTGATTTACTTTTTCAGATTCTTTTTTAATTGCTTTTTTATAATGATTTTTGTCATCAGTACTAAAAACAATTAATTTACTTGGTTCTACACCAACAGTTTCAATTGGCACATTACCTTTAATTATTTTTGGTAAAAATAAATCATCATTGATATAACCGTCTTTATTGATCCATTCTTTAGATCCAAGACACATGTTTACAAATTCAGAGTTAGAAAATAACCCATTACATGCTGTCATAAACTCTTCAATTGTATTTGCTTGAATATTATCAAGTTCTTTTCTTTTGTCTAATGCTTCAGCTAAAAATACCATAGCCTTCATTACTTCATTATCTCTTTTTACTTCATTACCGCTTGGCAAAGTAGCATCTTTGTATGGATATGGAGCAAATCTAATTCTTCCAACTTGACCAGCATAACGTGGCCCATTAGGTTGATTAGTATCTTTTAAGAATCCTTGAAACTCTCCGCCCATAGGTTCAGTTTCTACATGCAATAAAATATTGTATGCCTCGGCATCATAAGGTGTTGGCACAAAGCTTAGACTATTAATCTTTAACAATTGATTACCTGGACCAACTACTGGTTTTTCTTTGCCTGAAGAGGCTGACATTCCGGTTGTACTTAACATAGCTTTTTTAATTTTTAATTAATAATTAGTTTATTCTTCGTATTTTTTCATGCAGTCTTTAACATACTGCAGGTTGTTTGGAATGAAGAAGTCTTCAAACATACCCTGTGGTGATTTACATGTGTTCTCTCCATTGTTTTGAGTTTCAAAACCATATTCAAGAACACCATCATCATTTTTATTTACCTTACCAAATAAGACTATAGAAAACAGACCCTCCAAAGTTAAAGTATTGTCAATCATTTTACCAATAGTTTTTGCTTTGATTTTTCTATTTCCATTAATATCTGTTGAATCTTCTGAATGAGTTAAAAAGAAAACAGTTAAATCATCTCTTAGATCTTTAGGCATTTTAGCTACTTGAGCTAAGTTAGCCGCAATCTGAGTAAATTTATCATAACCTTTCTCATTTGCTCTATCAAAATATTCAAAAGAACTCATATACTGCCAATCATCTACAACAAGTGTTTTAATATGCGGTAACTTTTCATTGACATGAATTAAAGCTTTTATAATACCCGCTGCAGATGAGGTTGATATTAAATTTCCTGACGGGTTGGCTTTATTTGCTACTTTATAATTTGATTTCCAACCTTTAAAAGGCAAAGGTTTATTTGCAATATTTATAATGAATGTTTCATCTGGTTTTAAATCTCTAATTGAGGTAGACTTACCAGTTCCTGAGTCTGCAATTACTAATACACTTTGTGCCATGTTATTTATTAAATTTATTTATTACTTTAGTTAATGTGATTAATGTTTGATTAATCTCTTCTAGTTTTACAACTAATAATGATGTGTCAGATATTTGATCCGGATTAGGTAGATCAAATAATGTAGGCGGATTTTCATTAATTGATTTTGTATTAATAACACCCCCTTTAGGCGCTTCTTTTTTATTACTTCTAGTAACTATATCATTAATTACTTTAAGTTCATTAACAGCCACCATATGCCTTTTATATCCCTTATTACTTTCAATTAACTCAAACTCTTCTTTCCAATGAGGGTTATGTTTTAATAAATATAAAGTTCTTTTAGGATCTTCGCTTACATAATCTATACTTACAAATTCTGTGTAAATATCCACCTCTTTTTCTAACTCACTGGGAAAAAATCCCAAATGCAAATCATCTTTGCCGCTGGGTCTATGAGCCATTTTAGGTATAAATTCTGCATTAATTATTCCCATTGTTTGAAAATAATCTTCATGATCTTTTTTCAAATCATCAACTTTTCTTTTTCTTTCTTCTACTGATATTGCCATTTTGTATTATTTTAAAGTTCTTAGTGGTTTTAATTTCAAGTCTATATTTTCTAAAAACCAATTGTTATTTTTAATATATTTTTCTATTACTAAATTTAATGTAACTAAATCATCAATAGAAGAGCAAGCTATTCTATCAACTAATTTTTCAATTTCAGATTGGATACTATGCATTAAAGCAGGATTAACATTATATATAATTCTATATTGTTTATCTAATTGTTTTACTACAGTTTTTTCTAATCTTATTACATCAGTTTTTAATCTAGTATCATAATAAGCAGAACCTTCTAATTCATCATTTGCTTCAAGCAATAATTGTGCTAATACAAGTGATTTTAAATATGTTCTTGATAAATCCATTATCGTCTTTCTTGTTGACCTGGTGTTTCCATTTCTTCAATTTTCATTTGTTCAAATTTTGCTTTGAAAAAACTCATTCGTGCATCACCATTTCTTGCTTTAAGAAAGTGTAATACTAAAGTTCTATCATTTTCAATAATATATCTATCAGGACCATAAAATCTAATCTTTTGTTTAGCTGGTCTGTTGATACCTATTAGCATATCAGCATGCTGCAGCATAGCATCTGAGCCAAATATATCTGACTCAAGTATATAGTTACCATATTTACCATCTATTGCTCTTTCTGGGTGATCAATATTTCTATTAAGCTGAGATAATGCAATAAATAAGCAAGGATAATCTCTTTTACATTGAGTAAAAAACTCACCTAATTCAAATAACATATCTAATGTGTTATTCTGATAAGGAGCTCTCTTTACTAGCATAGTATGATCTAATGTAATCATAGTCTTTGCACCCTTATGTAGGTCCATATAAACATCAATTTGCTCACGCATTTGATTTACAGTCATGGGTGTAGAAATAATATCCACAGGATTTTTAACTCTTTCCTTAGCATATTGATAGCAATGATTAATTATATCACTGCTAATAGTACTACCTGCACTACATAACTCTTTATATGTCTTGCCTGTTATAGAACTAAATTCTCTAATGGCTGAGGTTCTACCTACCATTTCAAATTGAAATTCTAATACTCTGAATTCATCATTAGGATTTAATTCAAATGACTCTCTAATAATTTGATCTTTAATTAATGTTTTACCTGAACCAGGTCTGCCACCAATTACAGTAAGAGTATTCCATTCTAAACCATCAGTAGCTGCATCATTAAACTTAGGCCAAGGTGTATATATAGATTTTTCTAAACCTTTTTGTCTAGCGTCCATATATTTTAATGCTTCATTGAAGGCTGCATATTGCCCAACCCAAGCTTCTGAATTATTACTCATACTACAGTTTCTTTAAAGTGATCATCTTCAGTATCAATACCATCTTTTATCATATCACAATAATCCGCTAAAGTAGAAGACTTTACTTTATGTTTATCCTGTTTGCAAATAAAATATTGACTGGTTTGCATATACATATACTCTTGGTCTCTATATTCATTTACATACATTCTAGTAGCTTCAAATATTTGGTCCCAAGTAAAATCATATGTTTCAAAAAACCATCTAAAAGATTCAGAAAGCATTTTTACATTAACTCTAGCAGGTTTGCCACTAGGTAATTTTTTATTTGGAAATATTTCTCTAAAAGTATTTATATTATCAATAAAACTTTTACCCATTAACTGAATATTAGTTTTTTTCTTTGCCTTTATAAAGTAGTTGTCTAAATGAGCTATAAAAGCTTTAGCTTCTGGTGTAAGTTTATAATGCTCATCTTCTAATATTATATACTTTAACTTGAGTAAAGCATCTTTATCATTTTTCAATGTATTCGGTAACGCTATTTTCAGTTTCATTCCAAACAGTATGGCTACTTGGTTCGGTGTCAACTGGTTCTTGAAGATTATTTGAAAGAGTTCCCACATGCTTATTTATATTAATTTTTACTTGATTATATACTTTAGCAAAAAGTTTATCTTTAGTTTCTAGATAATTTTCCACTTGTCTGATACCATTAATTATTGTAGCATGATTTCTTTCCATAGATCTTCCAATTGAACTTTTACTATAGTTAGCATCTTGCCATACTAAATAGAATAATAGTTGTCTATGCATTACAAAAACTTTCTCCCGACACCTTGCTGTAATAGATGCATGCCGCTTAAATTCTGGATAATTTAAAATAAGAGACTCATACACAACATCTTTATACTGTTGCAAGTTTAAACCATCTTCTATATCAATTGTATCTAAATTAGAATTTTCTTTTACTCTTATATAGAGATCTACATTGTACTTACGAAGCACTTGCATTTTAAATCTTTTAATAGCCATTTCGGCTGTATTATTTTGATTATCAGACATTTGTAGTTTTTTTAGGATAGTAAATTTAGTAATATTTTACCAATTAATCAAGGATTTTCCTTGTTTTTTTAGTTCTTCATTTACTTTATTAAAGACATCATTTGAATCCCATGTGCCACCTCTATAAGCAGCTGAAGCTGGGTGTGAACATTTTAAAATTATCTGATTAGATAATAATAACTGCCATGATTCAGCTTTTCTTCCCATTAGGACAAATACTATATCACTATGTTTTTTGTTTAATGTAGAAAATAAATATTCTGTAAATGGTTTCCATGTATAATAATGGGCCCCCACTTTATTTATTTCACAAGTAAGTGCTGTATTAATAAGTAGTACACCCTGGTTAGACCAACGCCTTAAATCAACATCAGCATCTTCATCTTCAAGAGCTTTAAGTATATATTGTAAAGACTTTTCTGCTTTACCTTTATTACTACAGCTAAATGCTATACCATCAGCTACTCCCAATTGAGGATAAGGATCTTGACCCACAATAACCACTTTTAAATTATTATAGTCACACTCTTTAAACGCATTAAATATATCTTTAAATGGAGGAGTAAATCTACGTCCACCATCTACAAGAGAAATTAATGAATCTATTACATGATTAAATGCTTTACTATCAATAAAAGGATCTAAAACTTGATCCCAATTAGATGTTTTTACATTTAATTTTAATTTGTTTTTTAAATTGTTTATGTTTATGTCCATAAATATGTATATTTGATTTAAATTTATTAATTATGTCTGAAGAAAAAAGATTACAAACAGTTTTTACTTATGATCACTCTAAATCAATTACAGGAATAGAGTTATCTACTGCATATATAACAGGTCTTCAAAGATTATGTAATCAAATGATCATGGATTCAGATAGAATTTCAGAAATGCCTCAAATCTTTAAAAAGTTTGAGCTTATGCTGAATTTAAAAGATGATCAAGTTTTACCAGAAGATATTAAATTTGATGGATTTGAATCAGATTTATATACCTTATTCTCTATGTTGCAATATTTTAGATTTAAAGCAAGAGAACAAAACTTAGAAATTGCTACTGAAACAGATGCTACTATGGAAGACATAGCAAGTTTAACTAGTATGATTGAGAATAAAGAGGATTTTGCAACAAAACTTAAAGAAATTAATGATAAAATGAAAGTAGTTAAATAACTATCTTAAATTCATATTATTAAATTCTCCTATTGCAACACATGCTTGTATTGCAAGGTTTAATTCATCTTTATCACAATCTCCAAAAGATTTACAATATTCTTGTTTATCTCTTACAAAGCATAAGCCTGCTAATCTTTTTACTTCCATTTTGGCTTCAACAAATGTATAGCCAATTTCTTGTGCTATTTCTCTAATCATAGCATGTAAACGGGCTAATTGAGGATTACTACCTTTATCACCGCTCACACCTATAAAGATCTCTAATTTAGAGTCATCAGGTAACTGTTTTAAAAACTTTTTAAACTTGGTACCTGTAGCTTTTGTAGGAAAATACAATTCTCCATCTTTAATTGATGCTTTTACAAATAAGTTATCTTTCATAAAAACATTACTGTATATAATAAAGCTAGAGCAACAAAAATAATTGCTCCATAACTAGCCCATTGAAGTATCTTCCAGGTATTTTCTATTCTTTTTGGACTTTTACCTTGAGAACCTCTATACTGTCTTGGTTTTTCTTTTTTCATAAAAATTAGTTAAAGTAGTATTTTTTATATTGGTCTCCTATTTTAATAAAATAAAGACCCTGCATGGTGCAAATATACATTTTTTAGTAAAAACTGGACAGGTAATGATAATGTGTTCATCTAAAAACCATTATGTATCCCCTAGTTTGGAAAGTATTAGATGGGAGATGTCCAATTCCTTTAACGGTGTAGATATAAACTCCATCAGCTACATAATGGCTTCCATTTCTATTAGAGCCGTACCAAACCTCCCCTACTATATTAGACTCCCAAACTAATTGACCCCATCTATTATAAATTCTTATGTTCCATTCTAGCCAACACTCAGGGTCAGCTTCAACAGTCCACCCATCATTCATCCCATCATTGTTAGGTGAAAACACATTGGGGATCCATATTGCATCACATAAGTTATAAACGCAACTACCGTTATCTATAGCGGCAGCTTCATTGTAATTTATTGCTAAGAGGTCTGTACACCCTTCTATGTATATTATATATTCACAACCACCATCGTCCACAGTAGCGAGTGGGTTATAATTTGTGGCAAACGTGTCAGTACACCCAAATACATCATATTCACAAGAACCGTCATCAATATTGGCGAGCGAGTTATAATTGATTGCACTACTGTCAGTGCAACCCAGCACATCATAAAGACAACTTTCATCATCAATAGTAGCAGTAGAGTCATAGTTATTAGCTTCAATATCAGTACAACCGTAAATATCAGGGCATAAGTTAATTAGTTCTATTACTTGATGGGGTAATACATCATTTATATTTTGCCCGGTATTATTTAAATTATAAAGAACTAGAGTAAGTTCACAATAATCCCCATTATTAATCTCTTCTAAAATAGGTTCTAAAATTATACTTAAAATGCCATTACTTAAGTCTATTATAATAGGAGTATCAGATTCATAAATTTGTTGACCTCCTAAATTTACATTTATAGACCCAGCAGATGTAGTAAAAGTTAAAGTAAACCCAAAAATATAGGGGTTATCGTAAGGGTATTGATTAAACCAAGCAGAATTTATTATATTGGGGCAATAGGTTGAATAGGGAATTATAGTTAATTCTTCGGTTTCTAGATTATAATCAACTAACTCTACGTGGCAAGCATCATTACAAAAGTTATCTCCATCTGGGTTATCACATCCATCACTTAGAGGTTCATTCCACAAAGTTTCATCACTATTTAAAACCCATTGAAAACATTCTCCATTAGATTCTAAAGCAAGTTTAAAAAATGATATATAAGAAGCCCCAGTCCACCCTGCATAAGGTGTCCAATTTCCTGGAACATTTTCAGGTAGTGGGATATCAAATACGGGAGTAGAAACAAATCTACTTCCTCCTGGGAAGATAGGTATAGGATTTAAATTAAAATCCCATATAGGTCCTGATGCAAATCCAGATAAAGACCAATCCATATAGAGGGATCCTCCGAGGTATGGAATTATATCATCATTTTGGATTTCAAATGCAAAGGAAATACCAGGATTATGATCAATTACTTGAACTGATCCAGGAGTTATGTATACATCACATTGACTCCACCCTATTAAGCTAGTTAGTAAAAAGAGCAGTGTATAGAGATATTTCACACGCATATTGAGTTATACACCCAAACATATAGGTGTATAATTCAATATACATAGTCTCACTTAAATCTCAAACTATTATTTACTTCAATATATTCCTGTCCACAAGTATCACATGCAAAGTCTGATTCACTTCTGTGCATTGTAGCATTAGAACAATTTGAACAAAGAACATCATCTAAATATATAAACCTGCTACAAGCTTCTTTAGATTTTTCTTCCATAAATTTATCATAATCACCGTTATATTCTTGCTCAATTATTTGCATGAATATTTCTTTCATTTTTCCCATAATTTTTTATCTATGACTTGCCATCCAACATGAACTACTGCAATAACCATCATGTTCGATAGGTTTACTACACTGTTCACATTCAAAAAGCAAGTCTGGTTCATTTGCTGGATCACCTTCTGCTAAATATTCATCTTCTCTCATAACTCAACTTTTTAAGGGGTTGTAGTATTTAATTTTACTTGAATCAAAGTCTTTAAGAGCATTTTTTACCCATACTTGATCTTGTGTGTTTTTGTAACAAAGTATATGGCATGTTGAAGTATCATTAGGATCTAATCTTAATAGTCTTCCTATTCTTTGAGAAGAAGTTCTTTCATTACCATATGCATGCATTATTACACCTTGTTTAAGATTGGGTATTGTAACTCCTTCACTTAATTGTAATACACAAGATAGTTTATTTATTTGTCCATCCGTAAATAATTCTAAATTTTTTTTACTTTTTGGATTTCCTGTATGATAACTGTATTCACAGAGTTTATCTGCTTGTTTTTGAGTATTTGCAAATATGATACATTTAGTTTTTAAAGTGGAAGTTAAAGATTTTACGTAATCCTCTTTAGTACTATAAGTCATTATTGATCTCATTCTCATAAGAGCAGCCCATTTTTTTTGTTTAGGTGTAGCGGCATCTTCACAACGTTTTGTTGTATAATCATAATCCATAAATTCAGATGTCCACCAAAACCCACCATTTTTCTTTGTTTTTTTTAAAGTTTTAAGTTTAGATAACTCTAACTCATGAACTATAATTTGATAGTTATTTAATATTTTTGAGTCTGCGGCTTGATCTACTGTAAAATTAAATTTAATTGGACAGTACTTTTTAACCATCATTGATTTATCAAAATCTTCTGGAGGTGTGCCAGTTAATCCTAGTATTTTACCATTAAACTGTGATAAAAATATTTCATGATTTGGCAATAGACTATGACACTCATCTAAATAAACTATATCATATTTATTTGGATCATGTTTTTTTAATGATAAATATGTACTAAAAGTAATGTGATTTGCTAATTCTTTCAGTTCCATTTTATCTAACTCATCACGCCAAGATTGAGCTATGGAATTTTTTGGTATAACAACTAACACTTCTATAAGTGGATTATAATTATGCTGTAGATGTTGTATAGCCACTCTGGTTTTACCTACACCCATAGATATACCCAACCCACATTTTTTATTTTCTATAGCTATTTTTAAAGCTTGGCTTTGAATTTCCTCTCTTTTATTTTCTTGATTCATTTAATTCTTTAATTATTATATCTTTTTCAGATTGTATATTGTTTTTACCTATACAATAAGAACCTATAATAGAAAGTACTAAAAATATAATTCCTAATAAGACGTAATTTAATATCTCATTGGAACAATCTTCATATTTAATTTTACCTTTGTTATATCTATAAAACATAGCTATTAATTTAAGGATTGGTTTTAAATTTATGTGCACCCAGTAGGACTTGAACCTACGACCTAATCATTATGAGTGATTTGCTCTAACCAACTGAGCTATAGGTGCGTAACCAGCTTGCTGAGAGAGGAAGCTATCCCCTTTATCCCTTACAGAGGCTGAACCTTACGTTTAAGGATTTGTAATGTACCCGGAGCGGGAATTGAACCCGCACGACCGTAAGGTCAACAGATTTTAAGTCTGTCGTGTCTACCAATTCCACCATCCAGGCATGTGACCCCACTTGGACTTGAACCAAGAACCCTCACCTTAGAAGGG